GATCGTGGCGGCGACAACGTGCGAGGTTCGTGTGTTGCGTCAGGGTGCGGGCTGATGGGCTTCGGGCAGGTGGTCCGTGCCGAACCCCCCGTGATCTACACGGCCGGTGCGTGGGTGCATGCCACCACCGGCACGTTCCCGGACAACTGGGCGCATGGTGGCTTGGCGTTCGACGCCACCACCACGGAGAGGGCGGTCATGGTGTTGTGGGCGCCGACGTCGTGGCCTTCGGTGACGGTCAGCATTGCTGGGTTGGCCGCCTCGTTCGGGTCCGGTGTGGTCCGGTTGCAGCTGGCCGGCGTGGATGGCGACGACGATGTGGACATCACTGTCGCCGGGTCCTACGTCGGTGCGCCCGTGTTCGCTACGCCGCCCGTGTTCACTGCGGCCAGCGCGGCCGGGTTCGCTGGGTTCAAGTTCGCCCAGTTCCCGTTGTCTCGTGTGGGTGGCCACGCGAACGACACCCTGGCCGAGGACTTCGCCATCTTGTCCGTGTCGTTGACGAACGGCGGCTGACCTGTGGCCATCGCGAACGGTTACGCCACCCTGGCCGAGTTGCAGTCCTACCTCGATCAGGGCGGCGCGGCCACCCTCGGCACCGGCAACGACGCCGAGATGGAGCAGGCCGTTGAGGCGGCGTCCCGCCAGATTGACGGGGTGTGCCGCCGCAAGTTCTGGCGGGACAGCGCCGCCACCGCCAAGACCTACCTGCCGCACGACGCGTACCAGCTCGATGTCGACCCGATCAGCACCACTAGCGGGCTGATCGTGGCGACGGACACGAACGACGACGGCACCGCCGACCTGACATGGGCGGCCGCCGACTACCAGCTCGGCCCGCTGAACGGGGTTGTCGACGGTCTCGAGGGTTGGCCGTTCACGTCGATTCGTGCGGTCGGTGACTACACCTTCCCGGTGTCGTGGCGGGGTCGGGCCACGGTGACCGTGACCGCCCGGTGGGGTTGGGCTGCGATTCCCGACGCGGTCGTGTCGGCCTGCCTGATCCAGTCCGCCTACCTGTGGCGGCGCAAGGACGCCGTGACCGGCATCCTCGGCACTACCGACTTCGGGTCGGTGACGGTGCGTTCCGGGCTCGACCGTGACGCCGAGGACCTGGTCGCCCCGTATCGACGCGGGCCGGTTGTCGCCTGATGGCGCTCGACCTTGCTGCGCAGCGTGACGGCATCAAGACGGCGCTGGCGACCATCCCGGGGCTGATCGTGACCGATGTCGGTGTCGACTCGATCACGGTGCCCGCTGCGGTCATCCTGCCCGACGACACACCCCCCGACTTCCACCAGTCGTTCGGGAAGGGCCTTACGTCGGTGTCGTGGCAGATCGTGCTCATGGTGGGTCGGGACACGCTGCAAGCCTCGCAGGACCTGCTCGACTCCTACCTGGGCTGCGGGACCGGTCAGACCCGATCGGTGTTCGACGCGCTGATGGCCGACGAAACCCTCGGCGGTGTCGTCGATCATTTGAAGGTGGACGGGTTCGACGGTTACGGGCGGATGGAGTGGGGCGGGGTGCTCTATGTGGGCGCTGTGGTGCATCTAGTGGTTCGGCAGAAACGACCGTGACGGAGGCTCCGATGTCAGACAAGAACGTGGTGACGCTGACCGTGTGCGGTGATCGCATCGTGAACGGTTGCACGTCCGGTCAGATGTTTGACCTGGACCTCGGCGACCCGGGCAGCGACGAGCGTGCCGTTAATGAGCGGCAGGTGCGTGCGTGGGTGATGGGTGGCCATGTGGTCGACCCGGTCCTCGCGACCCGCCGGAAGAAGCGCAAGCCTGCGAAGCCGAAGGGTGACGACTGATGCCTGTTCTGATCGACGCGCTGATCCTGTTCGGCGGGTACAACCTGTCGGGCGACCTGAATAAGGTTGCGATGGACTTGTCGGCCGGCGAGGAGACCGACACCACCTTCGGCGACACCTACCATTCTCGGCCGGGGGCGCAGATGGCCGACGTGGCGGCAATGGTGGAGGGCTACTGGCAGTCCGCCACGCTGAACGCACCCGACCCGCAAGCCTTCACCGCTCTCGGCACCGCCGGAAACGTGTTGACGATCGCGGACCTGTCGACGACCGGGGCGACCACCTACCAGCTCGGCGCGCACGTCGGGAAGTACGCGCAGGAAGACCCGATTGGTTCGGTTCGGCCGTTCTCTCTCGACTCGTCGGGTTCGTCCGGTGTGGGTCCGTGCCGCGGTCGTCTGCTGCTGCCGGTGACTTCCCTGTCGGGCAACACGACCGGCACCGGCTACCAGCTCGGGGCCGTGACGGCCGACCAGAAGGTCTACGCGTCGATCCATGTGTTGACGGCGGGGACTACGGCGTCAGTGATCGTGGAGTCCGACGACAACTCCGGGTTTACGTCGGCGACGACGCGGTCAACGACGGTGGTTACCGCGGTCGGCGGGACGTTGGTGACGCCGGTATCTGGTGCGATCACGGACGACTGGTGGCGTGTCCGTGTCGCGTCGGTGACCGGGTCGTTTGTGATCGCGGCGGCCGTCGGCATCAAGTGATCTTCTAGCTCGCCTCTTCCCAGCGGACCCCATCCCTACGCATCAAGGAGGGCCGCACAGTGCCCACGTTCGTCAGCACCAACGCTCACGTCTCGATCAACGCCGTCGACCTTTCGAACGATGTCACCAAGCTCGGTCTTGACATCTCGGCCGACGAGCTCGAGGACACCGCCTTTGGCGACACCTACAGGTCGCGTGTCGGTGGCGCCCTGTCGGACACGGCGTGGTCGGTGGACTTCAACCAGGAGCACGCCACGTCGCAGGTCGACGCCACCCTGTTCGCCGCGTTCAACACGGTCGTTACCGTGTTCGCGAACCCGGTCACGTCGAGTTCGTCCGCGACGAACCCGCGGTACTCGCAGTCGGTGCTGATCAGCAAGTACAGCCCGTTCGGTAACGGTGTGGGCGAGTTGGCGACGGTGTCGTGTCAGTGGCCGGGCGCCGGCACCCTGACCCGCTCGACGTCCTGACCGGTGGGCACGTCGTCGTCGCCGGGTGAGTTGGCGTCAAAGCTGGGTCGGGCCGCGCGTGGCATCGAGGGGGCAACCCGTGACGGTGTCCGCGAGGCGGCGATCGTCTCCAAGGCGATCTTCGTGGAGTCGTTGCCCACCCGGAGCATGTCGGGTGTCGGTCGTCGCGGCGCAAAGCTGGGCGCCAGGTTCACTAACCCGTCGTCAACGTCTAACCCGACAACGATCGTGAAGTACACCGGCCCGGTTCACCTGCTGAACAACAACACGAAGCAACACGTGATCGGTGGGCGCGGCCAGCGCACGGCTAAGTCGGGCCGCCGGTTGTCGGGCAAGAAGGCGTTGGCGTTCGGCAACGGCGATGTCCGGTGGGGTGTCGAGCATCCCGGCACCAAGGGCCAGAAGTTCGCCGCCGGTGCGATCAGGAAGTCGGCAGCGGCGTCGGCCCAACAGATCCGCATGGCGGAGGTTCGGGCGTTGCGGCGGGTGTTCTGAGTTCTCCCGCTTCGTGCGGGTGCAAGAGCCTCTGGGAAGAGGACGGGAGGGTCGGGGTTCGCCCCGGCCTTTCCGCTTCCCGGGGTGAGTCCACTTCCCAGACCGAGGAGCAACATCATGCACACAATGACCATCAGCGAGTTCAAGGCGCTGGACACGCCGCACATGAAGGCGGTGTTCGGCTGGCTCAACTCCTTTGAGGGTGTCGAGCATCTCCGCTGGCCCGATTGCGTGACCTACGTCTCGGTCGACGGTGACCTTGTCCGGGTCCGAGTGAAGGAGTGGGACTCAGAAGGCCGGCGGCGGGATCGAGCTAGGAGTCGACGGTAAGCCTCTGTCGATCACACGCGAGCACGGGTCATGGTCCGACGGGGTCGAGCGGCCGGGGCTCGGCCACATCCCGGACGGGTCGGTTCACGAGTCGTGGATCGCTGCGGTGATGGACGAGCCCCTACCGGCGTTGGTGGCCGAAGCGTTTGGGGCGGTGACAGCGGATGCCTCCTAAGGCCATGAAGGTGCCGGCGGCGCAGCCGACGAAGCGGGCCGGCCCGAAAGCGTTGGACGCCGAGCGGTTCTGCGCTGAGGTTGTCGCTCACCGCCACACTGGCGCACTGGCCGACATCATCAAGGCGGTTCTGTCTGCGGCGTCGACCGGGCCGTCTGCGTTGCGGTGGCAGATCCTGCTCGACCCGTTGGGCGAAGGGTTCGAGGGTCGACGCATCACTGAGGACTCGATCAGTCTGACGGCGACCATGACGGCCGAGCGGTTCGCGGGTCACTCGTGGAAGACGCTAAACCCGACCGAGTCGGCGGTCGATTGTCACTCGCTGCTGGTGGGGTGGCTGATCGAGGACGAGGGCCAGGACCCTGCCGACGCGTTGGCGACGGCGCACCGTGTGACGTTGGACGACATCGCCGGGATGGTCGGGACGTATGAGGTGGGGGTCGGCCCAAAAGGGGATGGGACGGCCAGTGGGGCGAGTCGTGGCTGATCGCGTTCGGTCAGTCCCCGTGGTGTTGGCCGCCGGATGTGGTGAAGCGTCAGTCGATGGGCGACCTGCGGGCGTTGGCTCGCAGCTACCTGAAGGACGGGTGATCTAGTGGCACTGTCCGAACGTCTCGCCATCATCATCACGGCCAACGGGGCGGGTGCCGTCTCTGAGTTCCGCAAGGTGGAAGCGTCGGCGTCGCGTTCGGTCGGCAAGGCTGAGACGACGGCGGGGAAGTTCAAGGCGAACGCGGCGCGTATCGGTGCGGGAATGATGATCGTCGGGGCTGCCGTGGCGACCGCAATGAAGTCGGCGATCACTGAGGCTGATCAGGCGGCGGTGGTGGGGCGCCAGACTGCCGCGGTGATCGAGTCGACGGGCGGTGTCGCTGGTGTGACGGCAGCGCACTTGGAGGGTTTGGCCGGCGCACTGTCGAAGGTGGCGGCGGTCGACGACGAGGTGATCCAGTCGGCGGGGAACGTGCTGTTGACCTTCAAGGCGGTCCGGAACGAGGTTGGCGCGGGGAACGACATCTACGACCGGGCGGTCACGTCGGCTCTTGATCTATCCACTGCGCTTGGCACCGACCTGCAAGGGGCGACGATCCAGCTCGGCAAGGCCCTCGCGAACCCGGTGCAGGGCATCACCGCCCTGCGTCGCGCCGGTGTCGATTTTACGGCTCAGCAGCGCGATCAGATCGCGGCGATGGTGGCGGTCGGCGACACGATGGGCGCTCAGAAGATCATCATGGGGGAAGTCGAGTCTCAGTTCGACGGGCAGGCTGAAGCCGCGGCGACGGGGATGGCGCGCATAGAGGTGGCGTGGGGCAACATGCTGGAGTCGCTCGGCTCTGCGCTGAACACTTCTGGGTGGACGGAGTGGTTTGCGTCCGGCATCGAAGACCCGATGGAACGGCTCCGCGAGTATGCGGGAGCGTCTGGCCCGATCCCGATGCTGTGGGAGGCGCTGAACCCGCCGGAGCATGTCTCTGGCGTGGCGACACTG